AAAAACATTCTACATAACTTATTGGGCTAGTAAGCACAAAAAACATATTACTAGACAAGGCAAACATGACGACAAAAGCAGATATGGTGTTGCAAAAAATGGAACACCTTATTATGTTTACTATGACCTAGACGCACATGGTTATAGAACTGCAACTACAACATGGAAAGTGAGGCACTAATGAGCGACTTTAATTGGTGTCATGGACCTGAGTGCCATGAAAAACATACTGTTGATAGAGTGCGAGGTGTCAAGGGCTCAAAGGTTTTAAGAACTCGTAAGGTTAAACAAAACAAATGGAATACAAATACGCAATGGGAATTCTTCTGCAGTAATCATTGTCAAAATGATTTTTGGAATAAACATGCGAGAGATATAGTTGCCATTGCACCGAGGACCGAGTGCCAGGAAACACCTATCGAAGATCCTAAAAGAACTCATCACAGCAACTCATATCATAATTGGTATGAAACAGAAATAAAGGTTGACGAAAGTAGGCAAAGCTGATAGGATAATCCTATAATGAGAAAGGAAAATATGTTGACACAAAAAGAACACGAGACAGACAGAACAGAGCAACGTAAGAATAGATTCAGTGGAGAATCTTACATGCTTACAAAAAACGAAGCAATCATTCATGACAGAATATTTATCAATGAATTAACTGCAACGTTAGAAGATAAAGAACTTGGGTATGGTGGTTCTAAACTATGGGATAAGGTACGAGCCGATCTTGATTGGTTTAGACAACACAATGCCGAAGCATATATGGTGTTGCTAGATTAACACCTTACCTTTCCCCCCTCGGCCCTAACGGGCCGAGGGGTCCCAAACAAACTCCAAGTTAGTTAATAATAAACATAGTGACCCCCCTTTTTGTAAAAAAGGGGTCCCACTACTCTAGGTTGTATTGCTTGATTTACAGAGTTATAGCTGGTAAAAACATGTTGAACACTTTAAACATAGTGCAAAAAATTTTTTAAAAAATTTTAAATGAATTT